AAATGGACTCTAAAATTCCATATTCAAGATGGGATTCAGCAAATGGTTCAGGTCAATATACAATGAATGCTGAAGGTATTCGTCGTGAAGAGATTCGTTATAATAAGTTTATAACTCGTCTTCGTTCAGCATTTAAAGAATTGCTAACTAAACCTCTATATCTTCAAATGTGTCTTGATTTTAAGGACTTAAAGGATGATTATCGTTTTAAAAATGCAGTTGGTATTAACTGGCATGATGATAATGTATTTGAAGAAATCAAACAACAAGATTTACTTAATAAACGTCTTGCTACGCTTAACGCTCTTAAAGGAGTTGTTGATGATGAAGGTAAACCATACTTCTCTACTGAATATTTAGTTAAAGAATATTTACGTATGAGCGATGAAGATCTTCAAAAGAATAAAGACTATATGAACCAAACTCCAACTGGAGAGGGTGAAGCTGGCGAGGCTGCTGCAGCCGGTGCTGCTCCTGAATCTGGTTCTGCACCCGAAGGTGGTGCCGCTGCTGAACCTGCTGCAGGTAAAGAAACAGCAACTGAATTAGGCGCGCCTGGAGCACTATAATATTAAATCAAACTTCATAAAAAAAGCCGCGTATGCGGCTTTTTCTTTTTAATAAGTTTAGTTATTCATATGCAATAACAAATCTAACATTAGAATCAATTGTTAGTAATACGTGGATAGCATCTCGATATTGGTCAGTTCCATCTGGAACAATATATGCTTCCACTTCCCAGTTTCTATTCTTAAGCAGAGTGCAGTATTCCTTTAGTTGATATCGAATTTCATTTTCTAAAGAAACTTTATTAAAAGATTCTGAAAAGTCAAATAACATACGATTTTCGTCTACTCCAAAACTAGCAGCGCCTAATACAGATTCCTTTGATGTCATTAGCGTCATTTTAAGTTGTGCTAATAATATTAGCATTTCCTCATTTTCAACCATTAGAGTTTCATCATATCTGGGTTCGCCTTGGTGTTGTATGTAAATATCTGTAATCATATTAGAATCTCATTGTATACATCCAACCTGCTGAGTTTTCACCTTTAATTGCTTCCATAACAGATGCCATTTCAGTGTCAGCCTTTGTTACAAGGTTTGTGTAATTTATTTTAACATCTCCAGGTAGTGCATAGTCAAATGTAGTAATCATTTCACCAAGTCTCTGTTTAGATTTTGCTCTACAATATCTTTGAAACATTTCATCTTCATATAGATCAGATGGTTCGATTTTCTTTGCAACTTCTAACACTGCGCCATTTTTTGGAGTTCTTCCAAGTACAGTTAATAATTTGGTGTTTTTATTATAATCGTATGCGATTGTATCTAACAGAAAGGCTCTAGTTAAATCTAGGAATGAAAACATAATTGTTCTATACATTAGAGATTCACCAACAAATGGTGTCAAATACATTTCTGCTCCAACAAATTTATTTTCACCAAAATCTCTGTCAATTGTTGAAAATACAGAAGCCCCAGTTGGCTCGACTGCTTTATGTACAAACTGTACACATTCCGGTAAAGTTATTGTGCGGCTTGCTTTAAATTGGCTGGCCTTAAATACATCAACCGGAATTTGCAAATACGCTTTATCTAGAGCATATTGCCAATTATCATAAAAATAGTTCTCGGCATTTTTTATAACCCTTTCGACTTCTTTGGTTGGAAGTTGATATGGAAGGGATCCCGAAAACGTTACTTCATCAATAATGTCTGATATTAATTCTTGTCTAGTCACGCGATTTGCGTTATTTTAATTATACGGTTGGTGCCTGTGCAGCAGCTAACTTTTGTTCTTCTGCCTGTTTAACAGTAGCATCTTTGATTTTTGCTCTAATTTCAGTTAATTTAACTTGAGCATCATTAACAATTTTCATTGCATCTGCTTCTTGTTGATTTAGGGTAACCAAATCCGCTGCTGCGTCTTCGTTTAGACCAAAATAGTTTTGAAATGACTTAACCATTTTATTTAAATTCTTTTTGTTATTTATCGGAAATATAGTCCGAAAAAGTTTTTATATGATTTGTACCAGATCCTGGATTTGCTCCAAGTTCCTGTCGGCTTCCTCTATATGCACCCCATTGAGCGGGTATTCTATTAGTTCCAGCTGCTCTTTGCATTGGTCGGTCTGGCGGGTTTATATCCATATCTGGGTTACTTACTGTGCGGCTTCTGAATAACTCCGGGGTTAGCAGGTCCTCTTCAAGCTTTCCGCCTAATATCATCCAAACCTTTTTAGCATCTTTTCCTTCAGGGATCCCCTGTGAAAAACTATCAAAATCTTTAGCTAACCAAAACTCTCTCATAAGAGTTCCAGATACTCCATCTTCATCTCCTTCTGAACCGGAGTTTCCTCCAAATTCAGGACGTTCTGTTTCAATTCGGTTAATTTTGGAAATTGATCCTTGCCATTTTTCCATAGCAGCCCATCGTGGCATGTCTTTACCAGTTGCATAAAGATTAACTATAGTGTTTGGCGCATACTGAGTTTGACCAAGAGCCTCAACAAATTCATATCCACTTCTAACTGGGGTAACCTCGGATAAGTGTAATTCAACATTATCAAAATCTTCAAGATAATATTCTAATACTGCTTCTGCAGCCTTTCCAGTAATTCCAGCCATTTCAGTTTTAGAAATAAAAACGTGAACTTCGTCATTTTCTTCTGCAATTTTTGCAATTGCTTCATAGTGACCAGCATGAGGCGGTTTAAATTTACCACTGAATATTCCTACTGTTTTAATATCTAACTTTGGAACCTGAGTGCGACCGATTTTTCTGGTTTTCATTGTAATTTGTTCAAACTCATCTTCTAAACTTTTTGCAAGTTGTAGGTTTTTACGATCATCATCATAAAAAGTAAAATGAGTAAAGCCCTTTGCCATTAGTTTGCGAAAGGCTTCTTTTTTCTTTTCTGCAATTGTTCCATCAAATCCAAATTCTGGATCGCTAACTGCATATATTAGGTTGGGGTGAATATCGATACCATGGGATAACAAAAATTCTCTGACTAGTTTCTTATTATCTCTAGCTGTAATAATGCCGACAGCGGTCCCGGATTCATAGGCAGAGCGTAATATGTTAAGTACCCATTCAACTAATCTTCCAGCCTTTAAAATATTAGCATCATTAAATTGATTATAGTCTACCTCATGATGAGGTTCCTTTTCATATTCATTAAACTCCTGTGGAGTAAGATCAAAGGTTTCGCCAGTTAAGGAGTCCTTAACAAGGATCTTTGCATTGGTAACCACTAGTGTGTCATCCAAATCAAATACAATAATTGAATTGTCTCTAGAAAATGCCATTTCGTTTACTTTTTGCACTGGCCATTATTTTTTATTATTTATTTAGCCAGTATATCAATGTAAATATACTAATCCTGGCCCAATAAAAGCAAAAAACGCAAAGCTTCTTGGCCTTGCGTTCTTCGATTAGTTTCTTCCAAATGGAAAGATCTACTTATATTTCTGTTTTAAGTTTAGCTATTGCATTTTCGTATTGGTCTGGTGTTATACCAATTTGTGCAGCTTGGTCGTTTTTTGACATTGATAGGGTAAGCTCTTGATTTTTTGGATCGGCTAACCATTGTGCAGCTTTTGCAAAAATTACATCTTCAGATTCTTCTGATTCATTTACTCCTTGACTTCCTGACCAACCCATTCCGCACTCCATTAAACCATTTTTATAACAGCCAATTGCTTCCGCAACATATTCATTATATTCGGTTGGAGTTTCATCATTATGAATTTCTAGAGCTTCTTCACAAAGCTTCTCGCATACTTCTTTAACCATTTCACAAGTTGACTCATAACAATTAGATTCATTATTCCAAGCTTCATTTATAGTTGATCCATCGTCAACCATTTCATACATACATTTTTCCATATATGCACAGGCTTCATTAACATATCCATCAAACTTGTGTTCAGGATCTTCATCATCTTCATACATTGAAGCATCTGAACAAGTAGATTCACATATTGATTCAATTAGGTGGTGAGCAGCTTCAGATAGCATAGATTTTTTACCATTATGGCAAGTATGACCTTCATTATATGATGCAGGCGAACCAAATTCTTCTGGGTTTTCTCCATCGCCTTCTTCATCCCAATATTCAGCTTCACAGTGTTCTCCACAATCTGAGCAAATATCTCCCATCATAACTGAAGCGCCGCAGCAGTTTGATGTTGCACCATATTCGTAAGCATCGCGTGGATCCCATGATTCATTTGCTTTAGCATTAGCTGAATCATATACAGATTTTAACCATGACTCTAATTCTTTATTATCGCCAGCATCTAAATTACTGTATTCTTTTTTGAAAGCTCTAACAAAACTTTTAAAAGTTTTAGATTCCTGTGCTAATAAGTCAATTTCAGACATTGCACTCTCTTTAATTGCGACTGATTTCTTTTTAGAAGCACCAGATTTAGCATCAGTTGCCGCTTTTTTCATAGACTCCTTTTTATCTCCATCCCCATCTAAATCTAAAAAATCAGGCTTGCCTGATTTACCGGATGCTGCCTTTTTACCAGCTGGTTTTTTACCAGCCTTCTTAGCCAGATATGCCTGTAAACCCGCGTTAAGTTGTTTCTTTTCATTTAAGAAATCTGCAAATCTTAATACTTTGTTTTCTGCAATTTGCGGCGCTTGCCCACATGTTTCGCAATCTTCGGTTACTTCTGGATTACGACCAGCTTCATTATCAAACTGTTCATCCTCTGAGTAGTAATTAGGCTTCTTTAAGAAAGAAGGTAAGTCTTTATTAGAAAATTTTCCCATTTTAACTAGTTATTTCAGGGTTATTTATCTAGATTGATCCTCTATACTTGACTCCTTTAGTCCATTGTCGTCTTCTGAGACAGTAATCTTAACATGGCCATTGTCTTTAAGCTTTCCATCAATCCAAAGCTCAGCTAAGAGGTCTTCCACATGATTTTGAACCATTCGTTTGATTGGGCGCGCTCCATATTTCTCATCGTAACCGTGTTCAATAATAAAGTCTTTAGCAGATTGATCTAATTCAAAAGTATAGCCATTTTCAAGTGATCTGGATAGCAAATCTTTAAGTTCAATTTCTAAAATTTGACCAATTTCAGCTTTTTCTAGTGAATCAAAGATAATAATATCATCTACACGATTCAAGAACTCAGGTTGGAACTTATTTTTAAGTGCTTTATCTAAAATACTCTTTGCAAGAGCCTTTTCTTTCTCAATATTGTTTGCAGTAGCAAATCCAATACCAACTCCACGATCCTGCATGTCTTTTACTCCAACATTGGACGTCATAATAATAACAGTGTTCCTAAAATTGATTTTTCGGCCTCTTCCATCAACTGCATAGCCTTCATCAAGGATCTGGAGTAAATTATTAAAGATATCTGGATGAGCTTTTTCAATTTCATCTAATAGGACGACTGAATATGGTTTTCTGCGAACTTTTTCAGTTAATTGACCGCCTTCTTCATAACCAACATATCCTGGAGGCGCTCCCATCATTTTAGAAGCTGTAAATTTCTCTCCATATTCATTCATGTCAACTCTGATAATATTTTCTTCAGAATCAAACATTTCGTGAGCTAGGGCTTTAGCCAATTCAGTTTTACCACCACCAGTTGGTCCTAAAAACATAAATGTGCCAATTGGTTTTTTACGAGAGGCGATATTTGCCCTACTTCTCTTAATTGCTCTAGCTAATTTCTTAATAGCTTCTTCTTGACCAATAACCTTCTTAGTTAAGTCAGATTCAAGTGAAGCAATTTTTTCAAGATCAGTTTGTGTTAGCTTTGATACTGGAATACCTGTCATTGTTGCAACAACTTCAGCAATTTTACGATCGTCTACTTCAAGTCGATTATCCTTTAGGGTTTTTTCCCACTCAACTTTAGCTTCATCAATTTTAGCCAATTGATCGCGCTCAGCATCTCTTAACTTAGCAGCAGCTTCGTATTTTTGCGACTCAACTGCACTACGTTTATTTTTTGAGATTTCGCCAAGCTCATCTTCTAATTCTCTAATTATCTGTGGAACAATAATTCCATCAATATGGACATTTGCGCCAGCTTCATCTAATAAGTCGATTGCTTTATCTGGAAAAAATCTTTCAGTTAAGTATCGATCTGCTAATTTTACACATGAATCTAGTGCAGCAGCACTGTATGTAACAGAGTGGTGACTCTCATAATATTCCTTAATATTTTCAAGAATTTGGCGAGTTTGTTCTGGCGTAGACTGCTCAACCATTACTTGTTGGAATCGGCGATTTAGCGCTCCATCTTTTTCAATAGATTCTCTATATTCATCGAGTGTGGTTGCACCAATACACTGAATTTCTCCACGAGAAAGTGCAGGTTTTAGGATATTTGCTGCGTCTAACGAGCCGCTAGCTGAACCTGCTCCAACCATTGTATGAATCTCATCAATGAATAAGATAATATTTGGATTAGCACTTACTTCATTGATAATAGATTCCATACGCTCTTCAAACTGACCACGGTATTTGGTTCCAGCAACAAGCGAACTAATTTCAAGTGAAATAATCTTTTTATCAAATAGGATACGTGGACAAGTTTTTTCAGCAATCATCTTGGCAATTCCTTCAACGATTGCAGTTTTACCAACACCAGGTTCGCCTATTAAGATAGGGTTATTTTTCTTACGCCTAGATAAAATTTGACTGCATCTCTTAACTTCAGCAAGTCTTCCAATTACTGGATCCATTCTGCCCTCTAGTGCAAGTTGTGTTAGGTCCTTTCCGAAATTATCCAGGACGGGTGTTCGTGTATCTTTTTTAGACATATTATAAGGTTACTTTGTTTTATTGGTATTTTTAAGCATTTTAGCCTCTAGACTAGCAACTGCTTGCTCTAGAGTTGATTGTGAATTAAACAATAATTTTCTTTCCATTTGACGCCTTCTGCTTTCAATCATTCTATCAAATCGATCTGACAAATAGTCAAACACATTAGGTGAAAGTGCAATTTCATAATAGTATTGGTGGTTTGACAGAATTATTGTTTGATATTTAAGAATAATAAAGACATGTGCATTTGGAGTTTGTACATATCTTGCGCCACTGGTCGGTGCAATTAATAGAGTATTTTTAGGATCCTTTAGTGAAACTTCCAAAGCCTTTATTGCTAAGGCTGCTCTGTCATCTATTGCAATTCCGGTTCTATTTGAATAAAACTTCTTTAGTCTTTGATTAACTAAATATCTTTTAAATTTAAAAGCAAGCCGGTTACGTAAACGTTTAATAAATCCTGGAGTTTTCACAAGTTTAGGTGGGTTGGTAATAGTGTCAAATGCAGCATCACTAAGTAATTCATATGTTTCATAGTTTGGCTTAGTGTAGTCTTCCTCATGTTTAGGCTTAGCCGAAAAACTTTTGGGAGTCTTTTTAAGGACAATATCAAGAGTTGATGGCTGACTCATTATAAGATAATTTTAGATTGGTCTCCTTCCTCCGGTAATTCCATTCTTTCAATTAATATAGTAAAGGCTTCTTCCATTCCGACTGCTAGCAAATCTAGCATATCATCATCAGTCTTTAAAAATCCCATTAATTTGGCTTGTCCCATTGCCTGCATCATTGCCTGTGCAGTTTCTTTTGCAAACTCTGTAATATCGCCACTAGGCAATTTCTTTAACTTTGATTCCATATGTTGTTTTATAAATTTTGTGAATTGATTCTGCAAGTTTTCTGTCTAAGATTACCTGCGATAAGAGAATGCCGTGTTCCTTACAATATTCTCTAACAAATACTTTAAAGTTTGGGTTCTGTTTCATAATAATATTATACTAAATTTTAGTCCCACCAGCCTTTTAAACCAGTACCATTAA